GTTCCGCTGGCTTATGGCCGCCTTATGGGCGACCATAATGTCCTTCGGACCATGGTGCAATCGCGATGCGGGCACCCCCGCCGTGGATAGCACTCCCGTTAGAGAGGCTCCCACGGTGGTGGCGACCGCGCCTGCGGCCGAGGTTGCCCCTGGTTTGTCCAGGGGGCCCCGGGCTTCGGGTTCGGTCATTAGGACCGAGCGAGTGGCTCAGAAGGTCAAGCGCGCCGCGCGCCGTCTGGCGACCCTGATGGGCGCCTGGGACGCTGCGGTGGCGGCTATTGCCAATGAGCCCCTCGTTCGGAACAGGACGCGTCGGGATGTGCTGGTTTGGCACCAGCATGTCAGACGATGGATCTTGAGGTCGGCGGCTGGCCAAGGGCTGGAGGCGACGATCGCGGAGCTGAAACGATTCAGTTCCGACGCTCGCCATGCGTGGGTGACCCATGGGTCCCCCTCGCATTTCCTCTGGCGCTCGGCTCCTTCGAGGTTCAAGCGGTCCGAAAAGGCGTGGGCGCAAGCCTCATTTCTGGGGCGAGCGCTCCCGACCGGATCGGACCGACACGTGGAAGAGGCGTTGGCCCGCCATAAGGCGGACCTGACGTCCCAATTCACGGTTCCGGACGTGCTCCTGGCGAAAGCCAGGAGTTACGCCCGGACTTGGGCCACGAAGTGGCTCCCCCGCTGCCCTAAGATCGAGCAGGTCCTTGGCCCCATTACTGGGGCCTCGGCTACCCTGTCTCGAACTAGGGCAGACGGGGGGCTCACCGCCGACGTCCAAGATCTACTGGGGTCTGCCGACTGGTTGGAGACCGAGTGCCCAGAGCACCTGCCACACAATGTGTGGGAGTCTCTGGTCGCCGATCTCCGCCTGGTCGGTGCCGCCATCGAGGACCCGGACTCACCCGTCCCAAAGGGGCGGGTAGCCGTGGTCTCCGAGCGAGGCCACAAGGTGAGGGTGGTTTCGGCCATGGGCCGTCGCTCCCTGATCCTTGGACACCTCGCCCGGCGCCGGCTCATGCACGGGCTACGGAAGTGGCCCATGGTTAAGTCGACGCTCCTTGGCGACCCCCAGACGATCGTGCAGGAACTCTGTGGTGCGTCCGGAGAGGTCGTTTCCGCCGATTTTCGGGCGGCATCCGATCTGATCCCATTGGACTTGGCTTCGGCCATCGTCGATGGGCTCTCAGATTCGGGTCGCCTGTTGCCGGTGGAGCTCGAGGGACTCCGTGCTTGCACGGGGCCCCAGGAGTTGACCTGGCCGGACGGCACGTCTGCGGTCACCAGCCGCGGGATCCTTATGGGACTCCCGACGACTTGGGCGCTGCTGAACGTGATCCACGGGTTTTGGTGGGAGGCGGCGATTAGCCGCGACCCCCTCCCCCGTGGGCCCTCGGGTTCCTCGAAGGGCCGGTTCCGGTCCGCCGCGAGAATCTGCGGCGATGACCTGATCGGCTCTTCGTCCCGCGCTGGGATCTCCGCGTACGAATCGCGGGCGTTAGCCTGCGGAGCGGAGTTCTCGGCCGGGAAGCACTTTCGTTCGTCTGACCGCGGCGTGTTCCTCGAGGTCTTGTGGGAATTCCGAGGCGCCCGGACCTCCGTGCTAGATGG